GAAAGTATTAATGGTATCGACCAGAGTCCTAGTATCCATTCATCTTTCCAAGAGTCTTTTGAGGCTTCAGCCATCGTTTGATCCCAGTCTATCTCGCCTGTTGCCATCTTTGTCTTACGTTTTTCGATAGCAACTTTCAATTCACCTGCTGCTTTTGTTTGTTCTACTTTATTTTGTAGGTAACTGGTTGCTATGCCACCGACTGCCGATACTATACTTCCAAAGATCATGTCCAAGACTCCTTCTTTCCACCATAGTAAGGTCTAGCGTGACCCTCTGAGATTAAAACCTCACACACATCACGCCCATCTTCTAAGATAGGTCTGCCTAGTATCCTGCCAAACTTTCCTTTTCCATCTTTATATGTATTCATAATAAATTTTTTGGGCAGGAGTTCTTTGGCTCTTGCTTTTGCAGCCAACCCCAGAGCTTTCTCTTCAAGGTTTCGAGTACGAGATTCGGGAGTATCAATACCATAAAAGCGAATATACTGATTGTTGAGATGTACACCGAAGCCGAGATCAATATCAACAACACTGGTATCAGCATCAACAACCCGTACAAGTTTGCAACGATAACTGTAAATGTTTTCATCCATACTAACTCCTATAATCCTACACTGCCAGACACTGAACGTACAAACTCTTGCACCCCTGCTACGACATGAAGTCTATTACCTGTAGCTGCTGTTGCTTTTAATATCTCTGATGGTTGAAGCACTAGATCTCTTGTTAGTAATTCCACTGTGCCGTTAGCTCCTACTGCCGCTACTTTAAACAAACTAAACACATCGGACCCATTTGTTAATGTGAGGGTGAGAGTATCGGCATTACCAGAATCCTCAGACACTAAGATAGAGTTAACAATAACGAAAGAAACTGTAGCAGGTGCAGTGTACAATACAGTAACCCCTGTGCCTGTCAGATCTAGCTTTGCATTAGTAACACGCTGTATATATTGAGGATAACTATCTATAAACATTAACCGAACCTATGCTTCTGAGACTTCGGAGGAGATTTCTTTCTTGCACTTGGACCACCCCAGAATACCTTGTTCGCCCAGTATGCTGCTGATGTCTTACCCTTCTTAATATTCTTTCCATGCCGGGCTTTGAAAGACTTTCTGGCTTCAGGACTGTAGTTATGCCCCATACCTTTAGCACCAAAGCGTATAACCTTAACCTTACTACCATCTCGTACAGCGACAACAGCTTTCTTACTCTTGTGTGATGGTGTCATCTTAGGTTTGTTTAAACCTTTAAGACCCACCTTCTTTAGTCTGTTCTTTTCTGAATCTGTTAAACTCATTTCCTGTACTTCCTAGTTTTCTTGGCAATCTTCTTAGGTTGTTTAGAAACCTGCTTACCCTTCTTGGTATCTTTCTTTTTCTTCCTAGTCGTAGCAGCGTATTCTGCGTTGCTGAGAGACTTTATAGCCTTCTCAGGTAGGTAGCGTTCACCAGTAGCCTTCTTGCCCTGTGTGGAGGGCTTTCCAGACTTGGTTCTCCACTTCTGTTTAGTCCACTTATCAAGACTTTTTTGTGACTTTTGTTTTGCCACTTGCTTTTCCTTTTGATTTCTTCTTTGGGCTATCTTTTAATTTCTTTTGTACAGAAAGAGAAAGCTCATCTTTATGAAAGAGTCTCTTGCTGTTTGCTGTATGTGTTGTGCCTGAATGTAGTTGTCCATTAGGCATTTTGTGAAGACCACCCTTGTGTTCTTTACCATCTTTAAAGTAATGCGGTACACCTTTAGCCACGATATCCACCTCCTGCTTTTTTATATTGTTGTGCTAACATCTGGGCTTTACGAGCAGACCATTGACCTGCTTTACCACCCTTAGTTCCTGATTTAATTTTACTAAACAATCTTTTTCGCATTGCAGGTTTAGTATAATTACCTGCCTCATTTACTTTACTCTTAGCTTTCTTTTTAACAGCCATTACTTCTTCCTATTAGAAGTGAAACCAAAGTATGCACCCACAACCCCTGACATTGCAAGGTATTGCGTCATAATAATACTCTCTGCTTCAGCCATTCGAGCAGGATAAAGAAGAGTTGCTATAGTCGTTGCTAACATTGCAAGTAATAAACACCAGCACATATACCTGCGATTAGACTGATAGATTTTTTTGTCAGGTATATTCTCATTCATTTGAAATACTCTAACTTTCCATCTAAATTAATTTTGTTTAGTTGCTTTCTAATTTTTTCGGTTTGTTCTTTTATTATCTGTTCTTGATCAAGTATTTTTTCTTTTTGTTTTTTAGCCTTCTTTATTAGTTTTTCAACATCAGACATTAAGCACCTCTTGATGTAGCGTAAGAGTTAAGAGAATCGTAAATCCTTTTGGCTGATGGTGCGTATATTCCACCAGCGTTAGATCTTTCTAGCTGTCTAGTAGCTTCTGCCCTTACTTCTTCAGGAGATTTATCTATGTACTGTCTTATTAAAGCACCTTCAAATTCCATAAATCTAGGACTGTTTACAAAGGCACTCTCTCCACCCTCAAAGGCTGCTGCTTCTTTTGAGAACTGCTGTGTTAAGCTTAAATTATCATCTCCAAAAGACGTAAGATCTACAGTCCCATCAGAAGCAGATGTATCCACATCAGGTCCTCCTGTATCTGTAGTCTCTTCAGTTGTTTCTTCTTCAGCTTGAGCCGGGTCATATCCTGTCAACTGAGTAACATCAAAACTTGATGGGAGTTGTACCCCTCCTTCTGGGAAAAAAGCTGACATCTCCTGATTAGTTGGCATATAAGTATATGAACCATCTGGGTTCCGAACTAACCCGTCAACTCCGAAAAGACTACCACCCTTTACCGAAGCTATATCAGCTATTTCTTGTGCCGTCTTACCTGTATCCTGACCACCCGTTACCCCAGTATTTGAAGTGCCTGTAGGAGCATTGTCAATAGATCCTAAACCATAGGTATATGCCCCAGGTGTTGTGCTGTAAAGAGGAGGACTATTGTATCTCCTTGTATAATAATTAGGAACATTGGCAAACATAGAACTCGCAAATTGATTAGGCGCATTACTAAATCTATTTGACATTCCACCAAGACCATACCCCATCATAGGGTTAGATTGATTACCGTATCCCATCCTAGAATTATACTGATTGCCGTAGCCCATTTGAGGGCTAAACTGGTTCCTATACGCCATCATTGGGTTAGTATAAGGTTGTGGTTGATATGTATTGTAGTTGGGTCTAAAAGAAGGTGTAGATAAATAACTCTCTTGTCTTCTCGGAGCTTGTTGAAGAGTATTTATTCTTCTTTGGATAGCGTTTGTCACTCTTTGAGCAGACGGAGAGTAAATGCTACCACTAGCGGCACGATCTCTCTGTGTTAACAGGTCACTTTCTAATCTACCTCTATCATCTAAAGTAGATATCTGATCTAACAAAACATTTTCAAAATCTTTAAACTGATCTGAATCAACAAACTCTCTTTCAGTTCCACCCATTCCTCTGTACGCACGATACATATCTCCATAACCTCTATTAGTGGCATCAAGGTCAGAGGCAGTCGTACCCATAGATGGGGTTGAAGAAGAGTAATAAGGCTGTTGGAATCCACCTAGCCCAAGCATACCACCCATTCTTCCAAAGTTACCAGGACCTCCAGAGAATTGAGAAATTCCGTATCTTTGTGGAGATGAAAATCTCTGTGGACTTAGATACCTTGAAGCAACATTTCTTATGAAATCCATATTCATATTGTTAAACGCTGGAGAAGAAGTGCTTGCTGTTGTAACAGGTGCTGTGCTTGCCATTGTGTCCATATCAGGTGTTGTGATTGGATCTGCTTCTGGAGGTGAGGTTACATTAGCCCCGGCATTTTCAAGAACTGTTTGCGCTTCTGGTGAAAGAGATGAAGTAGTGCCAATACCACTAGGTGTCTGCACTGTGAAGTTTTGAGGAGCCATGTATCCATATGATGGTGGTGAATAACTACCACCCATGCCTGATGTAGGAGGTAAATAACCACCACCACCCATGCCTGTTTGGAATGTTCCTAAATTAGGATTCCCATAACTAGGAGCATTTGAAAAATTATAATTGCCACCACCACCTGCCATAATCTTATCCTATATAATCTGTGCCAGATTCCATCATCTCTGATAAACGACTAGCTCTGTTACCTACTTGCTCTGCCCATTTACTATCAAGCATCTCAACAGCAGCATTCTTCCAAGCCCCTGCTTCTATTGCCTTTAACATATTAGCAAATCCTTTGAGTCTTGGCATCCCTAAATTAAACATCATGTCTATAAGAACTCTTTTTCTTATATCATCTAAATCATCGTACCAATCAAAGGTTTGTTCTAATTCTTTAACGCATATATCTATATCATTACTAAGAAGGTAATCTATTTCATCATCAGATAGACCTCTGTCTTCCAGGTTTCTGCCCACACCAACAGTCTTAATGCCTTCAGTATCTTCATAAACCTTATACTCTACACCCTCATGCATTCTAATTTGTTGCCTCAATTTATCTGCTTGATTAACCATTACTTTCTTGCCTTTAATTGTTCTTTTATAAACTTAACTCTTTGTCCCTCTAACCTTCTTGCGAACTCAAGATTTTTTCTTTCCTCATCAACAAACTCTTGAGAGTAATCACCCTTGGATAAACTAAGTAGTTTTAATTTTTTGTTAATCTTTTGTAGGTTTCTTACAGAACGCCTTATTTCACTTTCAAAAGATAGAATGTCTATATTATCCTCTTCTATTTGATTCGCTCTATCATAATTACCCATGTGTTCATTGTCTCTTACAGCACGAGTAATCTTTGTTAAACTATTATTTAATTGATATATTTCACCAGTAACACCTTTAGCACCACTTAGATTATTAAACACTCTTGATACGAAAGGATACTCTTCAATTCTTCTAGAAGGTTTTGTGATATCATCAGGTAAGACAGTATCTATCATTCTTACTACATGAAAACCTAACGTGCCAGAGTAACCCCTAATAATGTTATCAACCTCTACAGGAGTAAGTGTGTAGCCTGTAAGAGATGCTACTTTTTGTGCAAGCTCTGATGTTGATGGTCTAACGACAGTTGAAGGATCTAAGTTCTGCTCATAATCACTCAGTATCTTTCTTCCTGTAAGGAAGTTATAATTAGTCATTGTTTCTAAAATAGGTTGAATAGTAGTTGGAAAACCAACTCCTAGTGTCCCAAATAAAGCTGAACCAAAAGATCTTTTTAAATCTGCTGATGTATCAGTGCCTAAGTAATAACTTAGTATTCTATCAGGAATAGTTTTAGTTAATAAACCTATTTCAAAAGGAATAGGTAAAGATATAAAGCTATCAGGTCTGCCAAAATATTTACCTAATATAATCCAATTGTTATCTCTTTTAGAATCCTCTATAAGTTCCCATTCATCATCATCGTATTGCATAAACCACAACAGACTTGTAAAACCAATTAAATAAGAAGCCCTAAAGAATGCTAATTTTTTTACTCTTTCTCTTGTAAGCTCTGCATTTGAAGATGCTGCATCACCAGTGAACCCTCTAAAAAGAATATCTAAACCCTGAATCCTAGCATTTAAAAATGGAATGATGGCAGTCACTGCCTTCATATACTTTCCACGCCTTCTAAAATTTAATACTTCTTGAGCTTCCCATATAGCTTGAGCCTCGTTGCCTGTTCTTGCGTACACATCGTTATATACAGCTATTCTTGTTGCAAGGTCAGAGTTCTCAGTTCCCTTATCTAATTTTTCCCAAAGATATCTCAAAGGAGAAGAAACAGTTTTTAAAGTAGACTTCTTTCTACCGGGAAAAGTTTTATTAATTATTTTTTCTACTTCTTTGATTGCATCACTATCACCAGACTTACTCCAATCAAAACCACCTTTAATACCAGCCCTCCTTAAAGCCTCTGCACTTGAATTGTTTCCTACAGCAGATGCTAATCCTTTAATTGAGTCAACTAAAGGAGCATTAGTTCTACCACTTGTAACATAAGCACTTAAAGAATCACGGAAAAAATTTGCCAACATGAACCCTGGGTCTTTAGTCACAAGCTCTCTTAAAGCATTAGCAGGAAGTGTACCTAGCTTAGATAAAAAACCATCACCCAATACGCTTGGATCATCTAATGATGTCAACATCTGAAACAACATAGGGTCATGCATAATAAATTTATTTTCTTCACCATTAACATAAACAGAAACAGTGTTGCCTTGATCACCCTTTTTCTTGCGAGTTGCCCCTGCTACTCCTTCGATAACATCTTCACTGGTGCGAGTTATTGTGTTTAGTTTTAAAGCATCCCTAACTACTCTTTGAGTAGCTATGTTTCTTGCTGATGCTTCAATAGCTTCACTCATATTAATAATAAGATTATTAAATATATTAGAAACAGGTTGCCCTGTTTCAACGAGAGACATTTCTTTTACATCAAAATTTCCAGATCCTTTAAGCTCTTTTATGTAAGCTTCAACTTCTGCCATATTTCTAAAGAAACTACTACTAACATCTCCATTACTAAAGTAGATCCTGTATACTTTCCCGGCTCCTGCTTTTAACTTTCTTTTACCTGATGGAGCTTTGTAGCTAGAAGGTTGGCTACCTAGTTCAATACTATCTGACAAAATATTAACTGGTTCATCTATTGTTGGATTAAATGTTTTATTAGATTTATTGCTTACCTCTCTGTACATAGGAATATAGAATAAAGATTGTTTGTATTCCTCTCTTTTACTATTACTTAAAACACCTGCGTTTACTTGAAAATCTGCAAGTTTATTAAAATACATATTTAATTTTATTGCTGTTTCTCCAAAGTATGGATGTGTATTATTATATTCATTAATATAAGATTGAGCTTCGTCTGCACTCATTACATTAAGACGTTGTGTTTCATTACTATTATGAATCTCTAGCTCTCTTTGAGCTACCATGTATAATTGAAAATCTTCTTCAGTGCCATTCTCTATAACATCATTTAAAACAGTGTCTATCAACCCACCAATATTATATTCTTTACCATCTTTCGTTTCTGTAAAAGGTTGATTACTAATAAAACCTTTTCCTCTTTGACTAGAAGAAAGATAATTAGGCACACCTATATTTAATGCACCACTTAAAATAGCCGCAGCATTTTTTGCCATCTGCAAAGCAGCATGAGAACTGACATCAGCCATTCTATCACCCTCTGCGGAGGCAACCACTTTATCCAATCTAGAAGCGTAATCAAGATCGTTAATAAAAGCTTCTCTAAACCTTAAACCTATTTCAGCTATTTTTTTATTCCAAGTATTGCCATAAACTCTATCAAGAATAGTAGACCCTACAGTTTCGGTTGAATTATTTTTTCCTATGCCGAATTTTTTCTTTGCATTTTTTATAAATCTACTTGTTTCGCTATTAACAACACTATTTCTTTCATTAATTATTTTTTTAGTTTCATCAAATAATTTTCTAATAGAAACACGGCTATTAGGATTATAATCTTTTAATATGTTTAAAGCAGCCTCTCCAGCTTCTTGACTAATTTTTCCTCCATTAATTTTTTCTTGTATTTCTTTTTCAATAGGATTTTTAATAGAATTTATTTCTTCTTTTGAAAAAACTACTCCCTCTTTAGTATTAGAAAGATTTATTAATTTATCTACTGCAACTTTTTTATTTCTTCTAAGTGTAGATGCTTCAATACCGCCATCAACATCAGTAACATCTGATATTCTTTGAAAAATATTTTTTACTTTTGTATTTTTTAAAGCGTCTAAAATAGATCTCATGAAAAGTTTTATTTTTCCATACAACATTTCTTCTTTTGCACTACTTATAGAACCATCAGCAATGTATTGAACATAAGCAGCAGCCATAGCTTCATCTTCAATTAATTTTTCATTAAGTTTTCCACTTGATTGATACCTATCATTATTTTTATATTTTTCTTTAGCAACATCATAGTAAGTTTTGCTTTTATCTTGTGGATCTGTTGCTTTTCTTACAAACTTTCTTAAGCTAACTATATCCCCTTTACTTAAAGGTCCCATTTCTCGTTCTGCTAAATCTGTAATAACATGAAAACCTTCTTCTTGTATTATTTCAGCAATAATCTGTTCTTGTTTTTTAGTGTTGGTTGTACCTAAAGCCCCAGCAGCAATATCAATAATAATTTTACCTTCCTGCTCCCTTAACAAAGCAGTAGGTTTACTACTATCTGTTCCTTCAATAGACCGAACAAAATTAATTGCAACATCAAAATCTTTATCTGATGTTTCTGATGTTGATGTAATAGTTTTAAAGTTTTCTATTAATCTAGGTAAAAAAGTTTCACTAAACTTAGATAAAAATTCTTCATGGTAAAATAATTTGCTGTTAGCAATATCTATTGCTTTTTGAGAAAATGATTTATCTAATTTTGATTTGATATTCTCTGAAGAATAAACTTTATCTTCTGGACCTAGTTTATTCACTTTTTCTTCTAATATAGAATTATCTAATATAGCTTTATATTGTGCGTCAAGAGAATCAGCTGTTTTTTTTGCAGCATCTGCTGCCTTATTTTTTTTATCTCTAACCTCCTTATCTCTAACCTCATTTTGTTGAGCAAGAATCTCGTCAATTTCTATTTTGAATGTATTTTTTTCTTCAGTAGTTTTAGCAGCTTTACGTAGTTCTGTAAGCACTCCTACTCTCATACCTCCTGGCAAAGCCCTATAGATTTCTTGAGTGTTTAAATATTTTTTTCTTGATTTTTCAGGTAGACTAGAAATATCTAAAGAAGGACTGTCGTCATCAAAATATACAGTTTCTTTAGGTCTATTAGAATTTTTTCCTGATTCACCATCTGTACCACCAAGTGTTGTTTGAGAAACTCCTGCAACATTTTCTGCGTCAGCCTTTGCAGTAGCCTCTTCAGCAGCCTTTTTAACAGCCTCCTCCATAATTTTTTTTGCGTCTTCATCTATTGTTATTGATTTATTTTCTTTCTGTGCAGCTATTAATCCTTCAGCATCTCTGCTAACTGTAAGTTGTTTTTGACCTCTTGGATCAAAAGTTGCATAAACAAAATTACCAGTTTGTTTTAAAACTCCTTGTAACCTTAACATTTTTTGAATTTGAGTCGATTGTTTATTTGTTAATTCAATACCCTGCTCTTTCATTTTTACTCTAAGAATATTTCTATCATATTTTTTTTCAGCTATAACTATTTTTCTTGCTTTTTCAAACTCAGTTAAAGTAACCAAAGGTTTTAAAAGCTCCATTCTTTCTTGGATTTCTTTTTCTGAGATTAATCTAGGGTCAAATTCGTTAAAAGATTTTATTAAATTAAAGTTTTTAGTTTTGCCATCTGCTTTTGCTTTAGCTTTAACCTCTTCTTCAATCAGTTCATTTCTTGCAGTTATATAATCGTAGTTCCTTTCCTTATCTTTTAAGGAAGTAGTTAAATTTTCATTAATATTTAATGCTGTTTTTTCAGCAACATCTTTATTGTTAAACTTTAAATTAGTAAGCTTTCCAAAACTAGCAACTAAATCAAAAGTTCCATCTTCATTATCTTGTACACTTACAGTGTCCGTATCAGATTCAAAATTATTTAGATTAGCATTAATAAGGTTAATAGCATTTTGTTCAAATCCACCCACAATATTATTATCAACATCACCATACAATATCGCGTTTGCACCACCAGTATAATTAGGTATGGACTGCATTATGGCTGCTCCTACTGGAGCGTTTGCATCTGCTTTATCTAGTTCCACACTACTATTGTTAATAACATTCTCATCTAATATTTTAGCTTTTTTAAGTTTTGCCATATTTCTTTGGTTTGACATTACACCAACACCTGTTTCCACAGCACCTGATGGTAACTCCGCAAACATTTCAAGCAAGACTTCCCCAGGTGATGTTATAGCACCTTCAGAAACTACTTGTGCCGAAGCTTCTCCTGCGCCACCACCAACAGCTTGCACACCAAGCTCTGCTCCAACACCAACACCTACTGCTAATCTTCCTAAAGATTTTCTTCTTACAGTATCACTAGCTTTAACTTCTGCTCTCGCAGCTATCTTTGCTATTTGATCGTCAGTCTTTCCTCTTTTCATAAGAAAAGAAGCATTGTCTATAACTTTCTGTCTGGCTTTCCTACCTGCTTCTTTAGCAGCTATCTCAGCACTTTCAGATAATGCTGAACCTGCAACTATTTTTGAAACAGGCTTTACTAATCTACCTGCAACACCAGCAGTGATGCCATCAAAGACAGCTATTGGTATAGCTCTACTTTCTGCAAAAGCACCTGCCTTCTTCATTTTAGCTTCATCGTTTAAAAAGTTTTTAACTTCATCATAGCTATCAAGATCTATGCCTTCTTTCTGCATTTCTTGAGCTACAGTGCTACCCCACTCAACGCCATAAGATCCTAAACCAGATCCTGAAACGGCTCCTATAGCTGCCCCTATTGGACCACCAACAGCAAAGCCAGCTAGACCACCACCAATCATTCCTGCAATAGAGGGTATCGAACTCGCTAAACTTTGAACTGCAACATCAACAACTGCACCGGGATTTTGAATAATAGCCAAAGCACTATCTCCAAAACCTTCTGCTTTTTGTATCTCCTCTAAACCTGATCCTACAGATTCACTCATAGGATACTGTGCCATATCCTCTGCGTCTTGTGCTACTTGTTCGGCAGCAGTTTCTGGGCTTATTATACCTGCTCTCTCTGCATTAATAGCAAGACCAGTAGTTAAATGATTAATACCCCTACCAAGAGCGTTAACAAGTCCTTCACCCATACCGACATCTTGATCTTCTCCTGCATCGTAAGAATAATCTATCTCTTGTTCTTGATCAAAAATACCAGGGTTTTTCTGTTCAACTAAATTTAAAAAATCTAATCTTTCAGCGTTTGTAGCCTCTAAAAAAGGTTTCCCTGCAATAGTGTCAGGAACATTAAGAAGAGTATTTTTAAAATTTATTTGAGGCATAATTGTTTTTTTTATCTATTATGATTAAGGTGTATTTTGCAACGATACGACTTCTCCACTATCATTTACTGTAGGAACTGCTCCACCAGGAGATATGTTTGGTCTACTTATACTAAAAGTGTTTACAAATTCGTTTGTTACATTTTCAACAATCTCTCTCTGTAGTTCATAAAATTCTTTTTTTCCGTATTCTGGAGGACCTGAAGGAAATTTACTTTTAGGAAATGCATCTGGGTTTTTCTTTACATACTCTTCCCATTTTTCTGATCCTCCATAAAAATGTGGATATCTTTTAATCACATTCTTCTCAATATTTTCTATGCTAGCATTAGTCAACAAATCAGGTTTGTTGATAGAATTTAATTTAGCAACTGCTACTGCAGTAATATTTCGCTTATCTGCTATTTGTTTTTGACTCTTTAGTTTCTTTTCTGCTATTTCTTCTGCACTTTCTCGATCTCGTTCTCTTTCGCTTATCGTGTCTTCTCTATATTTTCCTAATTGTTTCGTTTGCTGCCTTCTAAGTTCTAAATCATCTGCACTGAATTGAAGTTTTTTTGCTTCAGATGCAAGTTTCTTTTTACCTTCTTGAGTTTTAAGATAGCTTCCTAAACTTGATGCAACCCCTTCAGTAAGAGTTTTTGCCCCTAACATACCTTGTGCCATTGAGAATAAATCTTCTCTATCAAGGTTTCCTAAGAAAGAAGATAGACCTTTACCTTTAGAAGCTTCATCTGTTTTAGTATATAAGTTTTTAAAATATTCTAACTTATCAACTGAAGTGCCACCTAACCCAGCTAAATCTTCCTCAGTACCTTCAACAAGTTCAATAGGTTTATCAACAGGACCATCATCACTTTTATCTTCAGGAACAACAGTACTAACATCATCACTTTTATCTTCAGGAACAACAGTACCACTATCAGGTTTAGAAGCATCAGGACCATCAGTACCTACTCCCTCCAAACCTTTTAGGTTAAGTGCAGTTCTTGTTTTACCACCACTAGGAACAACAGTACTAGCATCATCACTTTTATCCTCAGTACTAGCATCATCACTTTTATCCTCAAAAATTTCTTTTGTTGCGTCTTGAATATCTTGAGCATTTTTAGAAGTAAATAACAGATCTCCTAGATCAAATTTATTTTTTTCAATTTCTTGAAAAAATTCTTGACCTAAATTAACACTATCACCACCTAAGAAATTTATTTTTTCTTCATCTGTTTTTAAAGTTTGAAAAAATTTGTAGAAATCATTTCGATTTTTAGGATCTAATCCTTGCCCTATCTTTCTTCTTCTTGATTCTATTTTACTTCTTAATTGCACATCTGAAGGATTAAGAGGACCATCATCAAAATTAAATATACCACCTTCATTCATTCTTATAGGAGGTCTGTAAGTTTGCATTAACCCTTGCTGCATTCTTGCTTGAGGAGAAAATGCCATAAGACCACCATTCATACTTCTTTCAACTCGTGTGTTAGGAGCATTAGTATTGATCATTGCAGTAGATAAATTTTCTTGATTACTATCTAAAGCCTCATATTGAGGTAGTGGACTAGATAAAGACATTGCTATTTGATTGTCCATTGCCTGTTGTTTTGCGTCATACACAGTGTTTATAGGTGCATCTTGCTTGGCAAGAATATCATCTACTTCAAACAGTTCTTTTAATCTTTGACTAACAGTTGCTTTTTGCTTCTCACCCATCAAAGAGCGAAGCATATTATTCAAAGCTGAATCAGTTCTTATCTTAGAATTTAATTGATTAGCAGCGTATAATGCGGAATCTGACTCACTCATATCTTTATCCTCTTGTTAAACCTAATCCACCAAGCCCCAACCCAAGAAGAGTTGCTGCTGGGCTAGGAGGGGCAGTGTACTGACTAACTTCAGAAGAAGCTGTAATTGGAACACCACGTAATATTGAAGACAAGAACTGTAAGTTCTGCCTTGGGTAATCTCTTTGGTTGATAAAATCTTCGTAAGCTCTTTCAAGAGATTGTTGTTCTCGCATCCTTACAGACTCACCAACGCCTGCCATTGCTCTTGCTCTGCCTAAACCATACTCTTGTAATGCAGGATCAAGACCAGCCGCAAGTTGAGCAGATTGCTGTGCCATTGCTGCTTCTTGTTCTTGTGCGGCAATACGTCTTGCTTGTTGTTCTGCGGCTCTTTGCTGTGCCTGTGAAAACATTTGCTGTGATAGGTTTGTTCTGAAACTTTGTTGTTGTTCAGCCCTACCCATAGCATCTTGAAATCCTGCTGCTAGATTCTGAGCTTCAAGATCCTGTAAATTCTGATCTAGATCTTGCCTAGCAAGTCTATCGACTACAGCCCTTCTGGAGCCACCAAAAGCACCTGCGGATACAGCCTGAGAATCTCTTGCTGCTTGCCCTTCATTAAATCTATCTTGCGCTCTTCTCTGCTGAACATCAAGAACACCTTCTATATAAGGATTCATATAGGATTGGTACTGGCTTCTCGGATCGTACATCTGAGCAATACCTGCTGTGTAAGGATCTTGATACCTACCCATTGTCATAGAAGGATCATAATACTCAGCTATACCTGCTCTAAAAGGATTAGAACCTTGTGCTTGATTAAGAAATGTTTGATAAGCAGTGTCAATTCCGGGTGCAGGAGCAGCAGATATATCTCTTGTTAACTGTTCTGACGCAAGCGTATCAGCAGCAGGACCTGACAGTCTTGCGCTTTCATAAGGGATATAATCCTCTAAGGATTGAGACTCCGTTCTTGATAATAGTCTTTCAAAATACGGCCTTGCATACTCAGGTAAGTTACTCTGCGTAACTGTTGAGGTTGATTGCATAGGTCTAGAACTACCGCCACCACCCATAACTATAACTCCTTAGACATTACAACGGCTTCTTTTACCAAACCATTTTTTTCAAAAACTTTAGACCAACCCTGCCGACCAGTAATAGAAAGCTTCTTACACCCTGTTTCTCTAGCGAAATTTTCTATAGACACTCTCATGTCAATCAATCTTTCTAACTTTCCACCACCAAGAAAAACATTTAACACTCTCATCTTGGGGTACTCTACAAACTCAGTAACCAAACATCCATCAGGTGCGGGCCATAAAATATATCTACCATCTAAAATACCTCGTCTAATGTCAGAAAAATTATGCGTATCTAATAACTTTAAAGCATTCTTAATCCATCTTTTACATCGAGATATATCATCCTTTAATTCTGCTCTCATTAAGCAACTGCCTTAACATTTTCAATAAATCTATCAAAAGCATCTGCCCCGGCATCAACATTACCACCACCAACAGCCCGTACTACTGGTTCTGGTATTATGTATTCATTTTCTGCAAGGAGGTAAGATTGCTTACCCTCTAAAGAAGCTGGTATAGTATCAACAGATCCACCTTTTTTTAATGCTACAGGAGTTCCATCTTCATTTTCTTTAGTGAGTGTTCCTTCCATATCATCGCCTTCTTGTGCGATAGATATAACTTCACATATAACTTCATGCAATCTGTCCATACCATACATTTCCACAAACCTTGTTAAGGCTTCTTTTGGTGCTGCGCTTTCACACATAATAGCTTGAACACCTTCATTGAAGACATTAGCACTATCTTCTAAAGCTACTTCTGATCTCATAGAGTCATCATCCATAACAGATTCACTTGGAACCATGTCTGTAGGAATAGAACCAATTCCTTCTTCAATAACACCACCTTCTTGCATTCTTCTAGCTTTTTTCTTTTCTTTAAGAAGAAGCAATTCCTCGTCACTCAAACCTGAGAACCTTCCTAAGTCACTAACACCAAAGAAATTTCCCATTATACCTGGAAGCTTACCACCCCTATCATAAACTTCTTGAGGATCAAATTGCTTCATCATACCATCAAAAGATTTTGGTGCATTACCTGCTGTTACTGGATCTATCCTTGATGATAGACTAGGAGATGAACCCCTCAGAGATGGCATTAGCAAACCACCTAAGTCCATACGGACAGGTCCACCATATTGAGCGTATTTTGTTTCTCTATCTGCTGTTGATCCTTCAGGAAAGAAGTTCCTTGCACTTTCCCCAATTTTTTCTCTTGCTGGATCTTCAAAGAATCTAAACTCACCTCTATTATTTTGAGCAAAATCGCTAGGCATACTTCTTAATCTGCGTGTAGGAGGTGCAGCTTCTGGTATATCATATATCTCACGATTATCATTAAATTCAGGATACTCAGGGAAAACAGCTGCTGTGCCAAGAGATCCTGCTAGTGATTGAAGACCTGGAGCTACCGCACTTCCTATTCCTGCACCCGTTTCACCAAGGGTTGCACTAAAAGGATTTGTAACAAGTTTAGAAAGAATAGGATTTGTTTCATTAAAACCTGTTGTAAATGCCTTTTTTGCTGCATCACTTACAAAGGTATCACCAACTGTTTCCCCGAAAGTAGTACCAATCTCCCCTGTTAATTCTGTAAGAGGTGTAAACCCTGTTGTTCCTGCTTCTGCCGCTTTGTCTGCAAAAGTACCCATAGCTCCTTTAGCTAAACTTCCAATACCATAAGACATAGCACCAGATAATAATGCTTGTTTTAAACTTCCTGTTTCAGCAAACTTACCAAGACCTGTTCCTATAGCTCCTGCACCTAATGCACCCAATCCACCTAACATCCCTGCTCCACCTAATGCACTTCCTGCTAATCCACCTAATAAAGGTAACAGAAAAGCAAACGCTTCGGGTTGCCCGGTATCTGGATTGATAGTCATCTTATCGCCACTCATAGCGTTCATGATCCCTACTTCAGCAGGGTTCATATGAACAAGCATCGAGTCTCCGTATCGACCCTTACTAGCTAATTGGTTGGCTTGTGGTGCTAATTCGTACATATTAATTATCCAATTGTCTTTGTTAAGTTAACTAACATTATCCTTAGAATATCATTAGAGTTGAAAATTGTCACTATCTTCTACCATCAGGTCTAATATGAACACGAGGTGTGCCTAATCTCCACTGCACTTCCGTGTCTTCACTGGCTACTTTTAGGGCAAAAGACCTACCTCTTAGACGCATATAGATCTCTTCTGTGTACTGTTCTACTAATGTTGAAGTCTCTGCTTGTGACTGCGTTACCCCATTAGATTCTGTTTGAAGGTACTCTCCACCAGGATAGTTCCTTGTTTTTAAAGTAAAAGTTGCACTTGGAGATGCAGATGATGAGCCATCAAATGTTAAATCTGGTATAACATGTGATACTGAAACAAACCTCTCACCCTCTCCTATACTTAACTGAGAGGATTCTATATAAGATGATATACCTGAAGCAGGAATTGTGCTTCCATCATCAAGTAAAAACTCGTGATAATACAAGTAGTTATCTGTCCCTGCTGCTCTAGGATAATCATCTAAACCACGATCAACCCATGCTGTCCTTGTAAGAGTGCCGTAATACCATATCTGGTCTTGGTAGTTATACGTGACATAGCGATCTATCTCATCACTAGATGAAGAACAATAGAACCACATAATCTCATTAAAAGAACTGTTTGATGCCGCAAAGAATTTTTCTGTTTGAGAATTATTAAAGTCATTAAAGACATAACTCTTTACAGAACAAGGGATCTTCTGGACACCTCCTCCAGAGAACACATAGAAATCTCTCTTACCCATCCAATATACAGTATCATCAACAGCCTTTGCCGTCATCGGTCCAATGATTGTTATATTGTTTGATAACTGCGTAATACCAAAAGTAAATGGTGGTCCCAAGTATCGCATAACATGTAAGCTTACATCCGTAAAAACAAGCACACCTTGCTTTGTTTCTATAGCCGTAACAATCTCAGAACCTGTTCCAAGCTTAATGGAACCTGCTGTATTGCTTGCTTCTGTAGTCCACGTTGTTAAACTCTCTTGCCCACTAAACCTAATAAGCAAAGGATCTTGTGTTCCTATCGCATCTTCTGGGTCGCAGCCAAAGACAATAATGTGTCTGTCAACATCGCTTACTAATACCTGATTCGCTAAAGTTGGAGTTGTAGAATCTGCTCCTGCCAAAGTTGCTAATTCAACAGCCCTGCCAAAAGGAGATCCAGAATTACCTGATCTGTCCCAATAGTAAATACCAGCGTTACGTGGGTTTATCAACATATCTTCGCCAAAATTATCGTGACTCCAAAGACGCAAAGACGCTCCAGAAGCAATAATACTTGAACTAGAACCCCATGTTCCTCGACCCCAGGTTCCTGCTCCCCACCCACTACCTGCAACACTGGTGTCTAAACCAATATTAATTTGATAAGCTGCAACAGTAGATCCACCACCACTGCCTGTATCAGAGCTATTGGCAGTAGCTGTTGCTGTAAACTTATAACTGTTAGCATTAACTATTTCTGTAATCTCATACTCTTGATTAAGCACTGCTGCTGTGATAGCACCACCAAGACTAGCCGCATCACTAAAGGTCACAAAGTCACCTTGGATTGCCCCATGTCCTGTTTCTGAGGTTGTGATAACCGCAGAACCATCGACAGCCGCAAAGGTAGGATCTCCTGCACTTGTTGTAGCTCTAATCGGAGTTATATCGTTTAACGAACCACCCTCATCAATATAATATTTAAGGTTGGTTCCCAAACCCATATACTGAGTGCCGTCTAATCCAACAAAAGTATGCATAGCCCTAGCAGTTCCCAAGAACTGATTGCTGCTTTCTCTTACCCAACCACCTATTTTCTCAGGCACACCTGATCTAAATCGTACCTTATCGCAGTCATACCAACCACCTTCATTAGAATACGATGTTGTTTCTCTGTTTATCCCTGGTCTAAATTGCAATTTAGTTAATGTCATAATAGGCAACCTCACTGCTCTGTACAAAAACAAAACCAAATAAAGCAACAGCTACGGCAAACATAGCAACAATCAAAACAGCAATACAAATATCTTTGATCATCTTCTTACGCAGTAGTTCTTTTTTAAACTCTCTTGCTTTTTCAGCACGAACCCTAGCTATTTCTCCTTGTAACGCTTCCCAAGCCCCAGGCTTCCCGTACAACTGGAATGCGGATCTTAACTCATCTCTTAACTCATCCTGCTCTTTCTTACGGAAGAACGAGTCTATTGCATCACTCTCAACCATTCCTAGTTTTGCTAACAAACCTTTCTTCTTTACCTCACTATGAGATTGAAGTGCAGCTTCACCTTTAGCATATTTAGCCGCAGCGTTAGATAAACTACTGACATCTTTCCCAATTTTGACAGCAGTCATTATTGCTGCGTGAGCAGATTTAATTGCAGAAAATGCTGTAATAGGGTCTATCATTTCTCTTTTTCTTTTTCTTTCTCATTGTTGTGAAACACAAACAGTTGTCTCACTTGTTCTTTCAGTGCTTCTACATCCACCCATATTTTTGACAAGATAAATATTAAAGTTGTTAACCCTATTATTATCGGGTACAGACTTGATACAACCTGTATTATCTCTGCTGTTTCCATATATCACTCTTCAACTACCCAGCTTGTTGAATCTTCATCCCATCTGTACATCTTAGGTGGATCACCCTCACCTGAATCAGAAGGTAACGCAACAGGAGCTTCCCAAACACAAGTGCTTTCATTTAATACCCAAGAGTTAAAAGGTTTTGGTGAATAAAAAGCATTTCTTGTTGAATCATAAGTACTACCAACACCTGCATAATTTTTGCGGAAGTTGCCGTTGTAAGAGGTCTGAACCCAAGTGCCACCAAATAATTTTTGACAGTGAGCTATTCCAATACTCTCCGTTTCTTTGCCATCAGCAAGAGCCGTGTCAGCGTTAGATACTACCACTACTCGTAATACTAAACTGTTTGAATCTATCTCTGCAAAATGTGCCATCTTATATCCTTATAATTTTAACTCTGTTAATCTATCGTCACTACCTATCGCTCCTTTTACAAAAGTATTGAACGATAAACTTATCCTTGTTTTTCCTTCTGGAACTTTAAAAACACTGTGTGGCAAGCTTGAAGGAAATAAATATAAGTCTCCTATGTCCGTTTCGTACCACCAGCTTTGTGAATTATAGGCGTTCCATTCTTTTGTTTCTAACTGAATTATCTTATAACCCTCGTTAAAAAAATTAATCCTGTCTCTTTTTGGGTCAGTATCTATATAAAAAACTCCAGAAACTATTGAGTTAGGATGAGCGTGTTTGTGATGATACTCACCTTCCTCTGTATAATTAATCCAAGATTGTGTGATGTATATATCATTACCTTCAACTGGACTTAGTGTATGATCTACATAATCCTTTAAAGATTCTTCTAAAAATGTATTAAGTTTCAATAACTTAGTATTTTTTAAAACGTAATGATCTACACTTGTTTTGTTTCCTTCGTTTTGTTTTTTCTCCTGTTTGTTAATAAATTTTAATTCTGCTCTGGTTAAATCTCTTTCTATTTTGTAATGCCCAACAGGTGTTGGAAATAAATTATAAATCATTAATGCATAGCTTTTTCAAATTTTTCATCTTCTTTCTCTAAAGCTTTAATCTGTTCAGGCAACCAAATAGAATTTATCTTATCTTCAAATTTTTTAGATAACTCCATTACCTCATAAACTTCTTCGATTGTTGGGCAAGGTCGTGGGTCATCCCATCTAGTAAATACATTGTTAGATATCTCCCACTTTGCTTTTGGTCTTAACAGTTCCATCGCAACATCTATCCCGTAAAATCTATATATTTTAGCATCCATAAATATTCCCCTATTCTTCTAATTTAATAACAACAACGCCAGAGCCACCTGCGTTACCATTGAAAAAAGTACCCCCACTTCTTCCTCCACCACCACCACCACCACCAGTGTTAGCCGTTCCTGCTACTCCAACTCCTGAATGATTTCCTGCACCACCACCACCAGAGCCGCCAGCACCTCCACCATTAGCTTGCGATCCTCCACCGCCTCCACCTGCTCTAGTTACAGATGAACCTGATAATGTTGAAGCTGTCCCTGCTCCTCCAGCACCACCAGCAGTACTGCTTCCATTAACACCTACAGCAGCGGCTCCACCGCCACCTCCTCCACCAAAGGAAGGTTCACTACCATTATTTGTTCCACCATTGCTGCCCTGAGAAGGGCTTACGGAAGGCGTGTTTCCCGAACCACCAGCTACACTACCGCCAGAAGAAGAACCTCCCCCACCTGAACCACCATTTGCACCAGCTTGACCAGCAGAAGGACCATTAGAACCACCCCCGCCACCACCAGAAGAAGTTATGGAAGCTGGGCTACCAATCGAAGAGTCACCCCCTGAAGCCCCTGCGTTATTTCCAAATGTACCTGTTGCTCCACCAGCACCCACTGTTATTGTGTACTCTGTTCCAGCACTAACACTTAAACTTGTTCCTGTTCTAAAGCCTCCTGCTCCACCGCCACCACCACAGTTTCCACCACCAGCACCACCTGCGACAACAAGATAAGAAATATCAGTGACACCAACAGGGCAAACCCATTTACCTGTTGCGTTAAAAGTATAAGAAGCAAGTCCTGAAGTAGTATAACTGACAACAATAACGCCAGATCCACCTGAAGACCCTAGTCCACCCGTAGATTGACCACCACCGCCTCCGCCTCCGCCACCAGTATTTGCTGAAGCCGCACTTGGGGCTGAATCATTTACACTACCTGCGGCTCCTCCACCTGAACCACCTGCTGCAGCTCCTGCTGGTGAAACGAAAGAACCACCACCTCCACCGCCTGCTCTAGTTACAGAACTACCACTAATGGTTGAAGCTGTTCCATTTCCACCTGCTCCACCAATTCCATTATTTGAAGCAGAACCTGCTGCACCTACGGCTCCTGCTCCACCGCCACCACCTGCTGCTCCTATATTTCCTGCATTTGTTGCACCTGCTCCACCATTACTTCCCTGAGAGGGACTAACCGAAGGAGTGTTTCCAGAACCACCTGCTCTACCTGTAGTTCCTTGACCACCACCGCCACCAGAACCTCCGTCACGACCAACAGTAGCAGAACCTGCTGTTCCACCACCACCGCCACCGCCACCTGCGGAGGATATAGAAGCTGGACTACCAATCGAAGAAGCAACTCCATCGCTACCAACAGCACCGCCAGCAGGACCATTTGCCCCACCACCTGCTCCGATAGTTAACGTGTAAACTGTGCTAGAGGAAACGGATAAAGCAGTGCCTGTTCTAAAACCACCAGCACCTCCACCACCTCCACGATTTGTTCCTCCTCCACCGCCTCCTGCAACTACTAGATAATTAATTTCAGACACACCTGTTGGTGGACTCCAAGTGGTCGTTGCATTAAATATTTGAATAACAGTTAATTGACCTTCTTGTAGTAAATT